TGACGCTATGGGTCATTCTCTTCTTCTACTTTGGGGTCCTGAGTCTCAAGGAGATCTCGTCCGCTGGTTCCAACTTGGGGGACTCTGGAATTTTGTGGCGCTCCACGGAGCCTTTGCTCTCATAGGTTTCATGCTTCGGCAGTTTGAGATCAGTCGTCTAGTAGGTATCCGTCCGTACAATGCGATTGCTTTTTCAGGTCCTATTGCCGTATTTGTTAGTGTATTTCTCATCTACCCTCTTGGACAGTCCAGTTGGTTCTTTGCGCCGTCATTTGGTGTTGCAGCGATCTTCCGCTTCCTTCTATTCCTCCAGGGATTCCACAATTGGACGCTTAATCCATTCCACATGATGGGTGTAGCAGGTATCCTGGGTGGTGCATTGCTCTCTGCAATTCACGGTGTAACTGTTGAGAATACCCTCTATGAAGATGGTGAACAAGCAAATACATTTAAAGCCTTTGATACTACTCAAGAGGAAGAGACTTATTCGATGGTTACTGCCAATCGATTCTGGTCACAAATCTTTGGTATTGCGTTCTCTAATAAACGCTGGTTGCATTTCTTTATGCTTTTTGTACCAGTTATGGGTCTTTGGGTATCTTCTATTGGCATTATTGGTCTGGCACTTAATCTGCGTGCGTATGATTTTGTATCGCAAGAGATACGAGCAGCAGAGGATCCAGAGTTTGAGACCTTCTACACCAAGAACATTCTACTAAACGAAGGTTTGCGTGCTTGGATGGCACCAGTTGACCAACCACATGAGAACTTTGTATTCCCAGAAGAAGTGCTCCCGAGGGGTAATGCACTGTGAGCAACTTTGAAGTCTTCTTTTACTTCATTTGCTTTGCTATTATTGCAGGTGCTGCATTTGCGATGATGTGGTCTAACATTCAATCCATTAATGTGGAAATGAATAAACCAAAACCACGTCATCCAGAGGCACCTGCCCCTGGTGATGAAGTTATGTATGTTGATCTCTCTAGGGAAAGGCTAGAGAGTCTTTACAATCAAGATAAATCATGATACATTAAGAGGGTTAATCACCCTCTTTTTTTATGCTTGGAAATTTGGAACCCGAGGAACATGTTATGGATGAAAGTGTAAGATACCCTGGTCCTATGCTTGGACAACTTGCGATTGCTCTAGAGGCATTGGGGTGGGATTATGGTGATGAGATTGCTGTTGAAATTGGCGGCACTCAAGTATCTGGTATCGATGTTGGTGAAGATTATAACAAAAAGTGGCAATCTCCCATTGGTACGGTAAAATATAACAAGGATGCATTCATTGTGATTAAGAATCGTACTCGGACACCCTTTGAACCATCCAAACCAAATCCTGAGTTAAAGGCACATCATGCTGAAGAAGTTAAAGAATAAACACGTAAGATTTTGGGCAACGTCACTACTCAGTTGTGGCGTTGTATCATTACTCGGATACATGGGAATCTATGCATCTCCTGGTGTGTTTGTTTTTCTCTTTTCATTACAACTTTTCATATCTGCTGTCACTATTCTCAGGGTCTACCCCGATTAAAACCTAGATAGTATATGTGCGCTATCTAAGTGTATGCAGCTCTACTCCTCCCCCGATGAGATGTTGTATAATTTACACACTTGTCGATCGTCAGACGCGAAGAGAGAGTGGAGAAAAATGGTTAAAGATAAATGGGGAAACCAATGTGCATACTGTGGCAACAAAGAAGATCTTACAATTGATCATGTAGTACCAAGGACAAAGGGTGGGTCTCATTTGGTACACAACGTGGTTTGTTGCTGTAAAGATTGCAATTTATCAAAGGGTAAATCAGAGGTCTGGGATTGGTATCAAAAACAAGATTTTTTTAATGAAGAAAGAAAGAGATCTATTGAAAACTGGACTGCCCCAGTAAATAAAAATACAACAACCTATCGTTATAAACCAAGAAAAAATGTCGTCTATTGATCAAAATCTTTTTGTCGTCTACTCTAAAGACGGATGTCCATATTGCACAAAAGTGCAAAGAGTGCTAGAGTTGTCTGAGTTGAAACATGTTGTTTACAAACTTGGCAGAGACTTTAACCGAGTCGAGTTTTACAATAAGTTTGGGCAAGGTTCTACATTCCCTCAAGTATTACTTGGAGAAACCTCTCTCGGTGGATGTACAGAGACTGTTAAATACCTTAGAGAAAACAGTTATGTATGATGCGAAATGATGAACTAAATACTACTAACGACGGACTACAAATCAATCGAGGCGTAGAACTGTTACTCAGAAATCGCAAAAAAGGGAGGAATACTCAGGAACCACCTAAAAGCTTTAGAGTGACTTTGGGTAAATCTCTCACCTTCTTTAAGAGAGAAATTCAATTCCACTTTGATGCTTTTATAGACATCAAAAAGAAGTAAATTTGCGAGAGGTAGCCATGTTAGCACTAGACATTACAATTATTTGTCTTGTTTCTATCTTATTTGTTCTGGTTGGAGGGGTAATCGGATGGTTGTACAAACAACACTCTTACGAAACAACTTATGCCAATGTTCATCCAGAAATGTTTGATGCAGATGGCAATATTATTCCTGATGAAATTTTAGCAGTACGATTTGAAAATGACTATGACCACACAGACTACGACGAAGAAGAAGGCAACAACTAAACCAATTCCAGAACTGCCTGCCAATCCTTTTACGTTTGAAGTACTTGAACTTGCTTCAAAGCAAAGGACTAAAGCAAAGAAGATTGAGGTTCTACAAAAGTATGGACACGATTCTATCAAGGCAGTTTTGATTTGGAACTTTGATGAAAGTGTAATCTCTCTGTTGCCTCAAGGTGATGTTCCATATAACAGCTACGAAGATACTGCTACTCAATCTGGATCTCTCTCAGACAAGATTAAAGATGCAGTAGATGCCATCGATAGAACTGGTGCTAACTCAATGGGAGCAACTGATGATGGTAGAGGTAGAATCCGTTCCTCTATTATGAAGGAGTGGACTAAGTTTTACAACTTCATCAAAGGAGGTAACGATGGAATGAGTTCTCTCAAGCGAGAGAGCATGTTTATCAACATCCTTGAAATGCTTCATCCTAAGGACGCTGAGATCCTCGTCTTAGTAAAAGACAAGCAGTTACAGTCTAAGTATCGTCTTACTCAAGAGATTGTTGCTGGAGCGTATCCTGATATCCAATGGGGAGGTCGTTCTTGATGGGAAAGGGTTGTAAGATTATTCATGAAGACTGTGATCCCTCCCTCGCTCAAGATAGATCATTACCAAATAACGCATACCTTGTCGAATACCTGCAAGATGGCATGACTCATTTTGATATTGCCATGGCAGCAAAAAGAGTTGATATATTTGACCACTACTGGGATAATTATCGGCACGACTTGATTAATATGACGCAGGCTGAGGGTAGAACTAATCCTAAACTGTGGGGATATCAGTCTAAGGAAAAAAAGAAGGGGAAGAAGTAATGTCGGGTTTTGGCGAGGAGAGTAAATCTCCAAAAATTACTGTCAATCTCAGTGAGGTTGCCAAATTGACTAAGAAATATAAAAAACTTAAAAAGTATATGAAGTCTCCGATGTATGAGATTAAAACTTTATCGGGAACAGAGACAGTCATTACAAATCTACTCAAAGAGTTAGAATCTGACGAATCAGTTGACTAAATAGCTTCGATGGTCTATACTAGACCTACGTTCATCCCATTCGTTGTTTGCGAATAGCGAATAGGACGCAAGTAAGTCGCGGAACGGAGCGTTCATCCCATGTTAGAGTTACTTCTCTATACAACACTTAGTTGTCAGCAATCTGAGGCATTAATGCTGAGGATTACTAAGAATCAAGACCTACCACCTCAAGTGAAGGTTGAATTAGTAGAAACCGTAAGGGAATCTACACCCGAGTGTTACTGGGACGCACACGACTGAAGGAACGGGTTTTAATTAACCTCAGTATTTCAGGAGACAAACAATGAACACACTTACTCTCATCAAGAAGCAGATCGAAAAAGCTAACGCACTTCATGATGCACAAATCTCTCACACTGCATATCGTGGTGTAAAGTTTGAGTGCAAGCATGGCGTTGCTGACGAAGTACATGGTACATTCTGCTATCGCGGACACACTTATAACAAGTGATATGGAAAACTATGTCTATCATCATGATGACATGGATAAAGATAGCAGACCACCCAGTTGTTATCAACTCAAATATAGAGGAGTAACATACTGGTCCTGCTATCGAATACACTTGCGTGAATACTTTGATCAACTCTTAGATGTTGAACCAATGTATAACAGGAGGGGTTGATACCCCTCTTTTTTTATGCTATACTATAACTTCCGTGTGAAGGAAGTGGAGAGGAGAGATTACTCTCCTCTTTTTTTTGTATAACTAGTCCAACCGTTTGTAATCATATGGACAGGCAAACCTTAAAAGATATCGTTCAACAGTTGAAAGAAATTGTTGACGTGTTAGAATCTGAGGTATACTCGGATCCCCACGCTTACGAAACCTGGAGATTGAATGACTCAGACAATTATCCAAGGAGACGTATGGGTTACGAATTTAACAATGACGATGATGGAATTCCAGACTAATGACTATTAACAAAAAATCTCTTATGAGCACAACTGCAACTGAAGATGATTGGAGATACTCTGATGAAAGAATGGTGCTCAGAGCAGATGTATTTTATTCTTTAAAGCATTATCTGAATGATTACTGCCGACAAGTCTATGAGTTTTGTAACCTTTGGGTAAGTCAGGGCAATAAAGATGTGACAAATATCGATAAATATTTTAAAAATTACCTGATTGAAGACAATGCGCTTCAAGGATACCATAAAAATCGCCAAGAGAGCGGAAAAACAAGCGAAGAAAAATCCTAAACTTTACACAGAGGAAGAACTCTTGTATATTAGGATGATGAAGAGGGCTGCTAAAGAGTCCTTGGAACACAAACAACTCTTAAAGAATTTAAAAAAGGAGGAGCAGAGCAAAGAATGACGGTCAATTTTATACAATGCACTCCTAATCCTGAGGAGAACATGGCATACATTGCCAGAGTGAGTAACCCAGCAAACCAAGACAACCCTAGTTTTGAGGGACTACTTAAGTACTGCGTTAAGCATCAGCACTGGTCGGTGTTTGAGCAGGCATATATGACTCTGGAAATTTCTACTACCAGAGCAATCGCAGCTCAAATTTTGCGTCACCGTAGTTTCACATATCAAGAATTTTCACAACGCTATGCGGACTCATCTCTGCTTGGTTTTGGTGAGTCTATTCCTCTTCCTGAACTGAGACGCCAGGATACCAAGAATCGTCAGAATAGCATTGATGATCTTGACGATGAAGAGATTGAGATCCTTAATAAACAGATGGTGACATTGTTTGACTCCTCTATGGCACTTTACAAGCAAATGCTTAATCGAGGGGTGGCAAAAGAATGTGCAAGAAATGTTCTCCCACTCTGCGTGCCTACCAAAATTTACATGACAGGTTCATGTCGCTCATGGATTCATTATATCAATCTGAGATCTGCTAATGGTACTCAAAAAGAGCACATGGACATCGCAGAGGAATGTAAAGAGATTTTTAAGGAACAGTTCCCAACAGTTGCCAAGGCACTTGACTGGGTGTAATAAATAAAAAAGTTATATTATAAGCAAATGGCAACATATCCTGTAAGAAACAAGGAAACTGGTGAACTGAAGGACGTTAGAATGAGCGTTCATGATTGGGATCAGTGGAAGATTGACAATCCCGACTGGGAAAGATACTACACTCCAGACAACGCACCAGGAGTTGGTGAAGTTGGAGAGTGGAAAGACAAACTAGTCGCAAGAAATCCAGGATGGAATGATGTCCTCCGTAAAGCATCCAAAGCACCAGGATCTACCGTAAAACCAATTCGCTAATAGTATGCCTAGAAGAAAGCGTAGTAACTCCAACGACAACATTGGGGTCGGACTAACTGCAAGACAGTTAAAGAAAAAGAAACCAATCAATAGTAATTTGTTGATTGATATTGAACCACTCACTGAGAATCAACAAACTTTGTTTGAAAAATATGGTGAGGGTCAAAACATTGTTGCGTATGGTGCAGCTGGTACAGGAAAGACCTTTATCATGCTCTATAACGCCCTCAAGGACGTTTTAAATGAGAATCTACCATACGAGCACGTTTACATCGTAAGGTCCCTTGTATCGACCAGAGAGATTGGTTTTCTTCCAGGCGATCATGAAGACAAATCATCTCTATATCAGATCCCATACAAGCATATGGTCAAATATATGTTTGAGATGTCATCTGATGCAGAGTTTGAAATGCTTTATGGCAATCTCAAGACTCAGGAGACTATTAAGTTTTGGAGTACCTCTTTTGTCAGGGGAACTACTATTGACAACTCTATCTTGATCGTTGACGAGTTCCAAAACCTTAACTTCCACGAACTTGATTCCATCATCACTCGTGTTGGTGAGAATAGTAAAATTATGTTCTGTGGAGATGGAACTCAGACTGACCTTGTAAGGACAAATGAGAAGAATGGCATCGTAGACTTTATTAAAATTTTGCGTAATATGCCATCCTTTGATATAATAGAATTTGATATCAACGATATCGTAAGATCTGGACTTGTTAAAGAGTACATCATTGCTAAATCTGAACTTCAATTATGAATTTTAACCATGTAGAATGTGAGGTCCCCTCTCTTGATAGGGAGACCATTGATGGTGTACGTTACTATAAAGTCCCAGACTCTGAAAGCTCCGAGGTATTTAAATTAGTATCCATCACTTCTGTAATCAGTCACCACAACAAAGAGTTCTTTGCTAAGTGGCGTAAAAAAGTCGGTGAAGAAAAAGCGGACAGGATTACTAGAAAAGCAACGAGTCGTGGAACTGATTTTCATACACTTACGGAGAATCATCTGCTCAATAAAGACTTTGAGAGTGGGTTGGTTCAACCCCTCTCTGAGTTTTTGTTTTTAATCGCCAAAGATGAACTGAATAAGATTGACAACATCCACTGTCTTGAGCAATCTCTATACAGTCAACAATTAGGTGTTGCAGGTACGGTTGACTGTATCGCTGAGTATAACGGCGAACTTGCAATCATTGATTTTAAAACAAGTGCCAAACCAAAACCACGAGAGTGGATTGACCATTACTTTGTGCAGTGTGCGGCATATGCTTGTATGTTATATGAACTGACTGGTATTGCAGTCAAGAAGTTCGTTATCCTTATGTCTTGTGAAAATGGAGAATGCGTTGTCTATGAAGAGTATAATAAAAGCAAATACATCAAGTTACTCTCAAAGTACATTAGAGAATTTGTGGAACACAAATTGGAGTCCTATGGAAAAAGATCTTGAAAAAGCACTAGAGAAAAAGTTTTTCTGTCCTGCTCGATTTGCTCAAGAGATTGAGAAGATTGTACAGGAAGAAAAAGATATGTCTTACATCGATGCTATCATCTTTTTCTGCGACAAAAACAGTTTGGATGTTGAGTCTATCCCTAAACTAATATCAAAACCACTCAAAGAAAAACTTCGTGCTGAAGCAACGAAGTTAAACTATCTGAAGCGAACATCCAGAGCGAAATTGCCTCTTTGAATCCGAAAAAGTCGAGAAAAAAATCGCTGCGAAAAAACGGGTTATTATAAATAAATAGGTATAAGTATCCCGCTTTTTTTATGGACGATTTTAGTTGGTTTATTGGTATTATTGAAGGAGAGGCATATTTTGGTATAGACAAAAAAAGAAATAGCCCTGAGTTTACAATATCTATGTGTGACGATGATATCGTTGAAAAACTTAGTAAGTTTTTAGACGCTCCTATTCGGTCATTTGTTCCCTCTGGTAAAAATGTCTCTGGTGGGTTGTATAAGACTCAGCACAGAATCGCAGTCCGTGGTCGTAAGGCGTGGATTATTATGCAAAAAGTAGAACCCTATCTTTCTAAACGCAGAAAGGATCAAATATCAAATGTAAGGGAAAACTACAAACCAAAGACATCTTTTAAAACAGAGGGATATGTTTCTAAAAAGAAACCTATCAATATCCCGCTTTTTGATTAACACCTTTTTTATAATGGCACCTTTTGATTGTTATAAAACCTACCTTGCAATGAAACAGCACTTTTGCAAGGAAAATTACGATTACCACAAATACCATGGTAAGAGTCGTGCATCGCTACAATCCTTTTATAAGAGAAAGGATCGATATTGGTTTGAAAAACTATCGCGGCAAAAGTCAGATCGAGAGATTCTTGACTATTTTGTCGCAAATTTTGTTTCATGTGATGATCCCGACAGAATGTGGATTGGGGAGATCATCAAAAATGGCGAATCAAACTACGTATCGTGGAGAAAGAGAACACAGTCACTTTCTTATACTTTTACAGGAGAGTGTGAGGGCATTTTAAATGCAAAAAACTTTGATGAGATGTTTTTGATCAAAAATCGCAGACATCCTCAAATAGTAAAGGAATATCTAAAATCATCAATCTCATTAGAGACCTTAATGGTCCTTGATGAGATACTTCACTTCTCTAAAGAGTATGATAAGATTCTAGATGATCCTGTATGGTTATCGATTTCAAGAAAAATGAAGAAATATAAATCGTTTATAAATATCGACGTATCACGTTACACCAAGGTTCTAAAAGAGTCCGTGTTAGGAGGAAAATGAGTTTTTTTGATTCAGAAGTAGTTCGCGCAGAACTTACCGAAATTCAAGAACTTCAGGAAAAAGTCTATACTGACGTGTTTTCCTATCCTTCAATGACAGATGCTGAAAAAAGCGATCACATCGATGTTCTTGAAACTCTTTTAGAAAAACAGAGAGTCATGTATACTCGTTTGAGTCTATCTGACGATCCTGAGGCATTGCAGATGAAGGAACAAATCCTTGAGTCTGCTAAATTGATGGGTCTCCCATCCACCGTCAGCATGGATGTCGTTTTCGCTAACATGCAGAAGGTGATCGTCGCAATGAGAAACCAAATGTCCTCTTGACGACGGTCTGCCCCCCTTGCTATACTAACGTGGTCCCCAAAAGACCAAATCCAAACAAATCCGAGGTAAATCCGAATGTCCTTTTCCGCACTTAAGAAGCAGTCTTCTCTTGGTAACCTGACCTCTAAACTGGTCAAAGAAGTTGAGAAGATGAATAAAACGTCTGGTGGCGCTGATGAGCGTCTGTGGAAACCAGAAATGGACAAAACTGGCAATGGATATGCTGTTATCCGTTTCCTCCCCGCCCCTGATGGCGAAGACCTCCCCTGGGTCAAGATGTATACTCACGCATTCCAAGGTTCAGGTGGTTGGTACATTGAGAACTGTCTGACCACTGTTGGTGGTAAGTGTCCTGTGTGTGCTCACAACAACGGACTCTGGAACAGTGGTATCGAGAGCGACAAAGAGGTTGCTCGTAAGCAAAAGCGTAAACTGTCTTACTATGCCAACATCTATGTTGTGCAAGATAAGGCAAATCCCCAAAACGAGGGACAAGTCTTCCTGTATAAGTTTGGTAAGAAGATCTTTGATAAGATCATGGAAGCAATGCAACCCGAGTTTGAGGATGAGACTCCTATCAACCCGTTTGATTTCTGGCAGGGTGCCAACTTCAAACTGAAACTCAAGAAGGTTGCTGGTTATTGGAACTATGACTCCAGTGAGTTTGATCGTCCTGGCGCACTGCTGGATGACGATGATGCTCTGGAGGCAATCTGGAAGAAAGAATACTCTCTAGAAGAACTGGTATCTGCGGATCAGTTTAAGTCTGGTGATGACCTGCAAAAGCGTCTTGACTATGTGCTTGGCAATCGCCCTGCTGCCCGTCGTACTGATGAGTCTCTTGAGGATGAGTCTGAAGGTCGTGGATCATTCAAACCCGAGTTTAATCGCTCTGAGGAAACTGAGTCTGAACTCCCCAGTGAGTTCCGTCAGAAATTGAGTGAACTGTCTAACTCTGCATCATCTGATGATGGAGAGGAAGATGATACTCTCTCCTACTTCCAACGTCTTGCCGATAGTTGATTACTGATATAATCTAATATTATCGACACGCTTCAAGGTTCTGCTCACATACTGAGTGGAACCTTCTTTGTATTCAAGGACATTTTTAACATCTTGAGCAATTAGAGACAAATACTCTTTTTTCAATATGTAGATGTTTCTCTTTGCGTCTTCAATTCTCTCTTCATATACTTTATTTGTAATCTCTCTGGTAATATTTGATTTCGTAACTTCGGTGCCTAATCCAGTATCAAAAAATGTTACCGAGTAATTTGATGGGACAATAAGTCCAGCATCTAAAATTTTGATTCCTCTAGAATTTAATACTTCAACGGATTCATAATGATGAACACTGTTAATCTTATCATATGATCCATATTTGTTGATCAAAAATTTATCAAATGACATTTGAGTCATAGGCCATTCACTATAAACATCAACCATATTATTTGCAAGCAAGACTAACCAATCATACGATGCATCGCCATAATAACCATATGCAACGTTGTCTGGTCTCTCATCACCTACGATGCTATATTTGGTGAAGTTAGATAGGTCCTGAAAGATATCATCACGGATTTTTGCTCTCGTAAACAAATTTTTTGCACGAGTATATTCACCAATTTTTGCATTGGAAAAACGATTGACGTAATCAATCTCTGGAACGGAGCGGAAGTAGTTTGCCATTTTAGAAACCTATCTCGTTTTGATCTAAACCTTCATAATCAGATTCGTATACAGGATCAAGTTCAGTAAATTGCATACTAATTTGATATGCAGTCATTGTGTAGTCTTCAAACGTGCTATAAGTTCCTGCGGGAGTATAATTTACGTTAAATGATGTCAATGCGGCAAGTTTGATACGATTGATTGCAGGATGCAAAGTCCCCTGATCAGTCATATAAGATATCTGAAATACGTGGGGTGCTCTTAAGAACAAAGATCCAGCGCCATCACGGACTGCCATTTTTTCTTTAAACTGCCTTATAATTTGTCTAATCGTCTTTGCTTCCGCATCATCTCTTGCGGACATAAAAAATGCAAAGTTAAAATTTCTCAAACGAGGACCATTGAACAAGAGTTCAAGGTTTGGATTCATTACCTCACCAGAGAAGCGTGAGCGAAGATTGGAGTTAACTGCTGCCGATGCTGCTGCAAATTTAATCGCCTTTGCTAAATCACTATCAGCACCTTCTTCACTTGCTTTTTTTGCAGCATTAATCAAATTATCTAGAGCATTTTCTTGTCCCTCTGCTCCAAGTAATCCCAATGCAGCAGTTCCAGCACCTGCTGTTAATGCATTAAGAGTATCTTCCTTCCAATCAACAGTGTTGTTATCAAGAATTGATGCTTGGATTGGTAATGCAATTGATGTTACTTTTGATCCTTTTCTTGCCGTCGATAATCCAAAATTTTCTCCAAGAGTTACATTGGATCCTGCATATTCATAAGCCTCAAATAAAACAAAGTCTCCAGAAATCGTTGATGGATACCTGAGATTTGCTGCTTGAGCAGATACGTTTAAAAGGGTTGCCTGTGTTGGTTGATTAGCACCTTGTATTGAATTTGACGCTGCTGTCGCTGTTCCATCACCAGAGGGAGTCGTTGTACTACCTTGAACACCTGTAGAGTATACTCCTCCGTTGGCAAATCCATTTTTCTGAGATGGATTTAAGTCATTTATGGTGTTTGTAGTCGCTTTTTTTAGTTGTGTTTGGTTTTGAGCAATAAAGGAATCAACTTGCTGATTATTTCCTACAGTATCCTCTCCAAGTCCAACAAAGGCACCAGAATTATTGTCCCATTGACCAATAATGTTCCCAGTATCTTTATCAATAACTGATGGAGGTCTTTGGGGATCATTTGGGTCAATCTGAATTTGGACCTGGACTGGTAATTTATTGCTACCACTCCCAGATTGCAACAATATGTTTGTATTTTGAACTGCCATTATCTGGAGCTTTTTGTTTATTTATAGTGATACTTTAAAGTTCCTGTAAGGAACTGCGTTTAACTCACCAACATCCTCTTGTGGGATATAATGTAATTGACTCATAATCTCAACCCAAGTGTATTGTCTCCATGCACCCCAATGATAATTGAGACCTCTAAAACCCCACTTATCGATGTGAGTTACAGCGACTAATGGAAACTCGTCATAGATGATATTTGGAGTTTTTGCTTTGTATATGAATGTATATGTTTTACCAACGTCTGGGATTAAAGTAATATCATTGTAGATACTCATAATCTCAATCATAATGTCATCAGGTTCTAACTCTCTGTCAATAGTTTTTTCTAAGAGTTCAAATTTGGGTGATGCCATTACTTAACGCCTAATTGCTTTTCTGTTATAATTTTAAACTCTAATCTACGATCCTTGCACCACTCCTCTGCTGCCTTCCATTTTGCTTGATTAACAGCATAGGTTTTTGATTCATAGATGAATGATTTGGTTACACGTTTTCTCTGTTTGGGTGGTTTGGTTTGTTTTTCGGGTTTTACCTCAACAACATACCTCTTTACAGATCCATCTCTATGCTGTACCTTGATAATAAAATCTGGGAAATAACGATGTACCCGATTATCGAGTGGAGATATATATGGGATAAAGAATTCTTCGGATCCATATTGGAGAATGTTGGCGTTTTGGTCACACCACCTTAAGAATCTGAGTTCCCAAGAACTGCGATAAATGATATTATTCACATCCCCGAGATACTTTTGGGGATTTTGTGGGCGAAATCTTCCTTGGTGAAATCTACCATCTCTAGACATCGACTACATATAATAAAGGGTTACACTGTATTTAGATGCCTACTCCTATCGCTAGAATGATGCGTGACGTGAAGACAGCGTTGCTTGCGCCGTCATTAACATCACAATATTCTGTGGAAGTTTATGCTCCACCAGGAGGACAGCAACTGCCATTTTTTATTAATGACATTATAAATCTGTCTTGTTCAGAGGCATCACTTCCTGGGTCAAATCTTATGACTCACGAACTCAAAGATGACTTTGTTGGTACAACAGAGAAGATTGCCTATAGAAAAGCATATGATGACACAGCAAGTTTTACTTTCTATGTAAACATTGACCACGATGTTATTTTGTTCTTTGAGAACTGGTTACGATATATTGCTGGAGAACCATTAGTTGGTGATAGTAATACGGACAATCGAGCACCAAACTTTGTTCATCGAACTCAGTTTAAAAAGAACTACAAGTCTCAAGTAGTCATTAATAAATTTGAAAAGGATTATGAGAAGGGTGGTTCATATTTACAGTATACATTTTTAGATGCATACCCTCTGTCAATTAATTCGATGCCAGTTGCATATAATGCATCTGATCTGCTAAAATGTACAGTAAACTACGCATTTACTAGATATATCCTGGATACAGTACCTTACTGATTCCACTATAAATAACCATATGAGTTTTTAGTTATAGCAAATTATGCCATTACCAAAGATTGCGACACCAACTTATGAGTTGACTTTACCATCCACAGAACAAACAATCGACTATAGACCATTTTTGGTCAAAGAGGAGAAACTGTTAGTTCTCGCAATGGAAACGGAAGACACAAAAGATATCACTAAAGCAGTTAAGACTGTTATTAAAAATTGTATTAAGACAAGCGGCATCAAAGTTGAGGACCTCCCAACTTTTGATATTGAATATCTGTTCCTCAATATCCGTGGTAAGTCCGTGGGTGAAGAGGTTGAAGTCAACGTTATCTGTCCAGATGATAACGAGACTCAAGTTCCAGTGTCAATCAACCTTGAGGACATTAAGGTCACCAAGGACCCCAAACACACCACAAGAATTAAAGTTGACGACTCCATTATGGTGGAGATGAAGTATCCATCTTTGGATCAATTTATCAAGAGCAACTTTGATTTTAAGGGTGGCAATGCAATGGAGCAGTCATTTGAATTGATCGCTGCATGTATTGATAAGATTTACACCGCAGAAGATGTTTGGGTTGCATCTGATTGTACCAAAAAAGAACTCTTTGACTTCTTGGAGTCAATGAACTCAACTCAATTTAAAGAGATTGAGATGTTCTTTGAGACTATGCCTAAACTCAGTCATGAGATTAAGGTTAAGAATCCAAACACTGGAAAGAGTAGTGCTGTTGTACTTGAGGGACTATCTAGTTTTTTCGGGTAGGAATGGTCCACATGGACCTAATGAACTACTATGAGTTGAATTTCTCCTTAATGCAGTTCCATAAATATTCTTTGACTGAGATTGAAAACATGATCCCGTGGGAAAGAGACATCTATGTCACGATGCTCAAGAACCACATTGAAGAAGAAAAACTCAAAATGGAACAACAAAAAGCGTCAACATTCTAATGGCAAGAGCATATAGGGGTCGTCCACCAAAAAGAAGAGTAACTGTCAGGAAAGAAAATGTAAATCCTGGCAGTTTTTTTGGTGCCGACAACTATGAGCGTTTACGTCAAGAGGTTGCAACTCAGGGAACCATTGAGGGAGAGACACTTACTCCTGAGCAAAGAAAAGAAGCATTTAAAGCAAGTAGAGATAAGACATCATTTAATAAGTTTGTTAATACATTTTTAGGTAAAGACCAACCAAAAACTCAAACTGGTGGAGGAGTTTCATCTCCACCTCCAGTATCTCCAACACAGAGGATGTTGCCTGGTTCTGGCACATCAGCAATTACTGTTAGAAAACCTGGTTCACAGAAACAGACTTCAAGAGACGTTGCAGACACAACTCAGAGTGTTGCTGATGAAGTAAAGCAAAGAAAAAAGAGAGGGGTTGGAGCAACCCTGGAGCAAAATGTTTCTGCGATTAGAAAAACTGTAGATAGTATTTTTGAAACACTCGTAAAGCAAAACGAGTTTATCAAGAAGCAATTTGACCTTGCAAGAAAATTAGAGGAAGATAAAAAGAGAAAGCAAAAAGAAGAAAGATTTGAGGGGGATAAAGGGGATAAAAAAGCAAAGAAGGCAGTTGACAAGATTGCAAAACCATTCTCAAATATTCTTGATAAGATAATCAACTTCTTTGCCTCAATATTCTTAGGTAAAGCATTAATTAAGTTGATTGGTTGGTTTGCTGACCCAGCAAATCAGAGTAAAGTCGAGAGTATCGGTAGATTCCTTAAGGATTGGTGGCCAACACTATTGGGTGCATATCTAATCTTTGGTAATGGACTAGTTAAATTTGTTGCTGGAATAACTGCAAAGTTATTATTCTTTGCAGGTAGAATGCTGATAACAGTAATACCTGCATTAGGAAGAGCGATTGCAAGAAATCCAAAAGCAGCAGCTGCAGCAGCACTCTTTGGTGCGGGTGCCCTTGTTCCTTCAATGTTCCCAGACACAATTAAAGATGCTGCAGATAAACAGGCATCTGCTGCAGAAAGAGAAGTTGGAAAAGAACAAGCAGCTACTCAAATTGAAGCACAAAATGAAGATAGAAATATATTCCAGAAAATCAGTGATTTTATAACAGGTGCTGATGCTGAGAGAGCAGAGCAAGCACAGAGACTTAGAACTGGTGAAGAGAAAAGATATGGTTTATTTGGGGAGATTCCAGCAAAGAGAAAGGGTGGTCAAGTAACAACCACCAGTGGCACAGATATCAAGGGTGCTGGTGTTGACACTCAACTGATTGCTGCACGTCCTGGTGAAGTTGTTATTAACAAAGCAACAGTTGACGCACTTGGTGCAAAATACTTCTTAGAACTTAACAGAAAGTTTGGTGGACCACAAGCCAACAAACCTAAGATGGCAAAGGGTATCCAAACTGCTGCATTTGGTGGTATGGTTGTGCCTGCCTTTGCAAATGGTGGTGAGGTTCCAGTTGGCGGTTCCTATATGGGCAACCGTGGAGAAGGACTGAGAGATGATTTAATTAAGTGGGCAATGGCAAATCCTGCCCTTGCATCTACGCTCAAAGTAGGAGATACTGGATTTAAAGAGGCACAAGCAGCTGCGACAAATTATGCTAATGCAGTTTATAAGAGTGGACTTACTGGTCTAGAGCAGGGACTGAATCTTGCTGGAACAACGGCACAAAGTTTTGGATCAAGAGCACAAGAAACTGCACAAAACTTAGGTCCACAACTACAGCAAAATGCACTGAATATTGCAAATCAAGGTCAACAGTTCTTAGCAAATACTGTAAATTCTGGTGAGAGTATTGCTAGAGATGTTCAGCAAAGATATGAGAGTGGTGATCTAGAACGTCAAATACTTGGTGGACTAAGTGGATTAAAGAATAAGACAACTGGTGTGGTTGGTAGTGCTTTCGATCCTCTAATCTCTGCTACAGGTAGTAATGCATATCAAGGAATTGCAGAAAAAAATGCCCTTGTTGATGAAAAAGAGATATCTATCGCAGATAGTATTGTTAATAGCCTTCCAGAAGGATCACCTTTACAAGACATTGCTGATAAGGGATTGATTCCTATCCCATCTGGTGATGCATCAACAATGAGAAATTTGACATATGTCAAAGCATTGTTGGGTCCTCTTGGAAAACCATTTAAGATTTTGAGTAATGATGAAGTTGATAGAATGCGTCAACTCACTATTGATAAGACTTTAGAAAAGAGTGGATTGATTGTTGGTAAAGATGGTGAAGTTCGTATGAACTGGAACCAAGAAGATATTAATAAAGGTGCTAAAGGTGGTGGTGCATACACTGATGACCTTGGACCTGGCGGTAAAGCATTTAACTCTATCTTGGGTAGATTTACTGCATCAACTAGAGACGGTGGTAATACTTTATATACTGATGACAGATATAACTTTAACCTTTCAACCCAAGAGTATCTACAAAAAGCAAAAGACCAATTACTCAGTGGTGCTTTTGGCGAGGCAGCATATTTTGGTGCAGCATCTTTGGGCAAATTTGCAGAAGATATGGGTTGGTTGAATCAGAGAGCACTTGGCAGTAGAATTGCAATTGGACAAGTTGACAGAACTCAGATTGAGGGTGCTACACCAAAGGTTGCTCAACCTGCTCCAATTAATGTTCCTGCTGCTGTAAAAGAATTTGAAAAGGGTAATTATAATGCTGCAACTAGAGCATTGGGTGGAGACCCATCTAAATCAGAACCAATACCTCAGATAACAGCACCAACAAAACCAAAGAGGGCGTGGTATGATCCTCGTGGATGGGTTGGTATGCAAGGTGGTGGTATGGTTGGACCATCTTGGTTGCCTTGGAACTGGGGCAAAGTCGCTGAAAAGGGAAGAGATGAAGCAGCTATAGGCGGAAATGCATTTGGTTATAATGCAAGATATAGAAACGTAACTGATCCTGCCCAAAGAAGAATGCTCGGATTACCTCCACTAGAGTCTCGTCAAGGTGGTGGTATGGTTGGACCATCTTGGTTGCCTTGGAACTGGGGTAAATTAGCAGACAAACAACGAAAAACTAATAAAGGAATTGGTTATGAAGCAAGATATGGACACGTAACTGATCCCGCTCAGCGAAGAATGCTCGGATTACCTCCTCTTGAGGGACGTGCTGGCGGAGGTATTACAGAGGGCACTGGTATGGACTTACCAGGAGCAGGTGCAGATAGACAATTGATTCGTGTTCAACCTGGAGAGTACATTCTCCCTGTTGATACGGTGATGAGACTTGGTGGACCAAGAGCAATTGACAATGTTGTTGCTAGAACTGACAGCAACTCAACTGCTGCAAAACTTGGACTCAACAAACCAAGTTCAATGGCAGTCGGACAACCTGTAATGTCTGACGATTCATCAATGGTATCTACCTTACCTCCAATTGTTCAGGCATCTGGTGGCGGTGGATACGGCAATGTTGGAAAGGGACCAGAGGTTCCATCTGTATCAGTCTCGTCTAACGCCTCTAGGAGACGCGCTAAGACAATGTTTGGTCTCGTAGGATAAGGAGGTATAGACGATGGCATTACCAGCATTACTCGGCGGTGCAGGCAGAGCACTCGCAACTACCTCTAGAGTAGCAAAAGCAGCAAATATTGGCACCAAGTTTCTGGGTAAAGATACCAAGAAGCAGAAACCAGGAATGGGGACTGAGAGGGAGTCATCATCACTAACGATTAGACCATCAACATCGATGGTTCCTGCTAAATTCTCTACTACATTTGGATCATTTTCATCAACGCCAAAGACATCTACGAGTGGCGGAGACTCTCTAGAGGAGAATGTTGCATACATTCGTAAGAAGACTGTAGAGATTGATAAACTCTTAAAAGAATCCTTTAAACTTAGAAAGAAAGAGGCAAAGGATGCACAAAAGATGCGTTCTGCCTTAGCAAGAAAAGAGAAGGAGGGTAGATTTGAGTCTGGCGCAAAAGGTGTTGCTGCCAAAGTTGCTAAGAAGGCAGGCAAACCTTTTAGTAGCATTTTTGATGCGATTAAAAATTATATTACTTCAATTCTTGTTGGATTTATTGCAATCAAACTCTTGCCACTCTTGCCTAAGATGCTTGAGTTACTCAAGGTGGTTGGTCCTGCAATGGACTTCATCTTGGGCATTGCAGGTAAATTATTAGATGGTCTTGCAACCTTTATTGATTGGGGTTACAAAGCATATGATGCAACTAGAGGATTTATAAAGGGCGTTGGTGGAGAGGGAGCCGCAAAAGCATTTGATAAGTTCTCCTCTGCGATGAACACTATGATAAACCTCGCCTTGATATTGGCGATGGCAAATGCTGTAGGTGGTGGATTTGGTGGCGGAAGAGGTGGAAGAGGTGGAAGAAGAGGAGGATCTACCCGTCCGACTACAAGACCTGGAGTTGGTGGTAGACCAAAGGTCACAACAACTGGTGGTAGGGGTGTTAATAGACCCGATTTTAGAAATCCATTCAGACAAAGACCAAACGTTACTGGTTCTGGCAGTGGTCCATTTAGTGGGTTTAGAAATCCATTCGGACAAAGACCAAACGTTACTGGTTCTGGTAGTGGTCCATTTAGTGGATTCAGAAATCCATTCAGACAAGGACCAAAGATTACTGGTTCGGGAACTGGTGGATTCAGATTTACAAATCCATTTAAAGGTGCTAAGTTTCCTCAACTTCCAAAAGGTTCGGGCACTGGAATCTTTTCAAAAATAAATCCAAAATCAATTGCATCTGGTGCAAAAGGTTTTGGTATTGGACTTGCTATAGAATCTATTGCACAATTTGGACTTGATTGGACTTTCGATAGACTTTTTGGAACAAGACAAGAGCAAAATGAGAAATTTTTAGAAAGACAAGCACAAAGAAGTTCATCTGAAAAACAAGAAGTAATTGACAAATTACTAAAATTGTATAAAAAAGAAAAAGAATATCAAAATAGTCCTCTTGGAAAACTTGATAAAATTATTGCCTTAGGTGGAGATACCACTAGTGACGTGCAGCTGCGAATTATTACTGATAGATTAAATGCACTTGGTATTACACCACCTGCTATGCAGACTGGTGGAAAAGTTGGTGATGACGATAAAGATCAAAAGAGAACCTTAAATCAATCACAAATACTTCCAGTACTTCAAACTCCAGACCTTGGCATTTCGGATATTGGAAAAAATATTGGTGGACCCAAGGCAGTAGATAGACTCTACAAGCAGGAAGGTGTACAAAATCTGATTAGACTTTATAATGAAGTTAAAGATGTACCTGTTTATGGTGAATCAATGGCAACTGCTATTGGTATGGCATTAGGAAATACGCCATCATCTAGAACATATCTCTCTATGGGTGCATCTCTGATTAACTTTAGTAATTTGCAAACAGCAGAGAATATTGCAAGTTCTTCAGCAAAAATTAGTCAAACAGCACAAAAGTTTGAGGATGGTGGTCAGGTTTTTGCATCTAAAGTATCACTAAACGATAGTATTCAAGATACAACAAATGTTGCAAATTACCTGAGAACTCAAATATCATCAATCAAAGTCAAACCTGAAGAAAAAACACCTGAGGGAATTGCAAGAATACTGGAGATGCTTGGCATTAAGACAGGGGATTATGAAATGCAGCAAGGTGGAGAATCTCCAAGTTCATCATCCTCAAGTTCACCATCCTCAAGTTCACCAACCATAAGTTCTCCATCTACAGGTAATAATTCTGGTTTAACTCCACAGCAAAGAGCATTTTTAGAAACTATTTCATATGCAGAAGGGACTAAACAAAGAGGTTATAATACCTGGTTTGGCAACCAACTCTTTCCAAAAGATCAACCAGATTTGAGTAAATACACCATTAATCAGATTGTAGAATTACAGAAAAGATTCAATAGAGAAGGTCGTGGTAGATTTGCTGGTGGTACATCTGCTGCTGTTGGTAAATATCAGATGACTTATCCAGAAACTTTTGCTGCAGCTGCTGGTCTTGATCCTGCGGTAGATAAATTCACCCCAGCAAATCAGGATAAGATGGCATTATATGGTTATGTGATGAAACAAGGGGGAGTAACACAAGCAGAAATCAATGCTCCTGAGATGTCAGATCAGACTATTGACAAGTTAGCACCCGTATTTGCATCGTTCCCAAACTTATTTGGTCCTGGTCAAGGTGGTAAAGCTCCAGGTGATGGAGTAAGTTATTATCCAAGTCAAGGAGCAAAATTTAAGGCAGACATAAAAGCACAATTCAAAAAAGAAAGAGGTATTGCGATCGAGGCTGCTAAATCTACTCCCGTTGCAAAACCTCAACCAAAATCTCAGGGTGGTGGATTACTTGATCCAGTATTGAATATGCTTGGTATGGGTTCACAGCAGCAAGGTCAAGGTGAACCAAAGGGTCTTATTGGATCTGTTGTCCAATGGTTGCACGGCAATCCAAATAGAAAGGGATATGATGCTGGTCACGCTGGAATGTCTAATGCACATGACCACTTTAGTTTTACTAGTAGAACTGCTGCTGTTCGTGCATTTAAGGCATTAAAGAAGGCGGGATATGCACCATATGAGTTTGAAGGATTTACCAGTGTTGGTAAGCACTCACCAAGAGGTGGTCACTTTGGTCCTGTAGGTCAACCACCAACTTATGATGATAAAACTGATGGTGTTGCATTTGATATTCCTTGGTCATCTTATGGTTCTGGACCTATTGGTCAAAGAGACTATGATAAGTCATATAGGGCAGCACAAATTGTAGGTGCTGCTCAAGGTGGTGGTCCTGTTCCTGGAGCATTTAGAGAACTTCAGGAAACTATGGGTTATGATAAATCCAAAACAAGAGTTCTCATCCAACCAATGATTGTTGAGAAGGAAGTGCCTATGCCAATGCCAGCTGGCGGCGGTGGTGGAATAATGGTTATGGGTGGTGAGGTAAATAATACTACAGATAGTCTAGCTGCTGGATAGATATGGGAGTCAATAGAGCCCTTGAAGGTTCGGATATTAAATTATTCAAAATCACGAGTAACTCTGGTGGTTTCAAAGATATTAGAAGACTCGTAACTGACTTTAGTTATGAGGAGAGTGTTTTTGATGCTTCCATTAGAGCAACTGCTGTGGTCACAGACGCTGGTGGTGATCCTGGCGGAGGATCAATTCTTACTGCTCTGGATGAACTCAAAATTGTTGGTGGAGAGAAGACTGAGATAGAATTTTTGGACAACTATGGTGTGGAGTATTCGATTGAGTTATATGTTAATGAGATTCTTCTTAACAACAGCACTAGAAAAACCCAAACATATATTTTGTCATTCTGCTCAAAAGAGTTGCTTATGAATGAAATTACAAGAGTCAGAAAAAGATTTGAAGGTAAAATATCTGATCACATCTCAACCATCTTATCGAGAGACCTTGGTACAAGTAAGGGATTGAATATTGATACCACAGTCAATAAATACAATTTTCTTGGTAATAATTACAAACCCTTTTATTGGTGTACGTCCTTAGCAAAAAAGGCAGTTCCCTTTAAAAAGGGACAAGTTGCTGGATATCTTTTTTATGAGACTTATAATGGGTTCAATTTTAAAGCAATTGATGAACTCTTTAAGGAATCAAAGAAGGCAACGTTTATATACAATGAAACCGTAAAAGAGTTGCCTCCTGGTGTTGATGCCAAGATTTTAGATTACAACTTTGATAATAATATTGATTTGCAGAGAAACCTGCAAATGGGAGCATATAACACAGAGACATTTGATCAAAATCCATATGACCAAACTTATGAAGAGACAACCTTTACTGCTGATGACCAGGGCAATATTACAAAAAAACTGGGTAAAACCAAGATAACTGACTATCTAAACAAAGATTTCTTGGAAAAACCTTCTAGATACTTTGTATACACTCAAGATATTGGTGCAAATCCAAAGGGAACATCTTTGAAGCAACAATTAAAAAAAGCTGATGAACCGAACTTGGAGATGAAAGATATCACTGCTCAATCGGCAATCCGATATCAGCAGGCATTTACAATCAAACTTGAGATTACTGTTGCTGCATATCTTGGAGTCAATGTTGGCGACATTGTTGAGGTGCAATTGCCTGAAATCTCCGCTGGTAAAAAGGTTCCAGAATCAGAGGAGTTAAATAGTGGGCTATATATGATATCAGAGTTATGCCACAAGTTGACACCCAATCGTTCTGTAAGTAGACTAGTTTTAGTACGAGATTCCTACGATCAGTAAAAACTATGGAAAAAAGTATCGAAGATCATATTGAAAAGGATAAAGAAATCCTTAGTGATCCAAACATCTCGGCGCAACGTCGCCGTCACATCGAAAGTGAACTCCACGATCTAGAGGAGTATCACGAGCGTCACCCTGAAGATCATCACGATCCTACAGCATTTGAAATGTATTGTGACGCAAATCCAGATGCAGATGAGTGTAGAATTTACGAGGATTAATGAGCGCACTGTTTGACCAGCAATCTATTGGCAAAGGTCCCTTCGTTACTTGGAGGGGTCAGGTTGTCGATGATTCTGTTTGGCGCGATAATTTAAATCCAAAACTTCACGAAGATCCAGAGAATTCAGGAAAAGATAATAGTTCTAAAGCGTGGGGTTATCGATATAAAGTCAGAATTCTTGGTCATCAGACTGAGGATAAAACCAATGAGGTTACTGATGAAGAACTGTTGATGGCAGAGGTAATGTACCCCGTCACAGCAGGTAGTGGACACGCAGGATCCAGACAAACTCCCAATATTCGTATGGGTGATTTTGTTTGGGGATTTTTTGAAGATGGATTGGACGGTCAACGTCCAATCATTATGGGAGTCATTGGTAACAATGACAATACTGAAATGTATGGTCAAGATCCTGAGAAGGGATTTCAACCAAGAACTGCTGAGTCTGGACTCTCTGGACCCATTGATAAAGTTGCTGATAAAGATCAATTACTCAAATCTCAAGGCAGTGGTAAACCAGTAAGAGAAGGTACTGGTGTAAATGTTGCATCAGTCGCTGATGTAAAACAAGCTCTTAGTGGTAATGAACCTGCTGCACTTCCTGTTGCAAAGAAGGAAGAAGAGAGTGAGATGGACGCCATTCAGGTCGTAATTCAAAACCTGTTGGCAGTTGCAAATAAAATTAAATCATCTCAAACATCCTTTTTTGGCGCGGCAACATCTCCAACAAAGTTACTTCAAGCAGAAATAAACAAAGTAGCCTCTATGGTTGCTGGTTTTATTAAAAAGATAATCTCAAAGATTCGTGGTGCAGCAATTACTGCTATTGACAACGTTGTAAAAGACACGGTATATCTTCTATTTCCAAATCAGAGACCTGAACTTAATGAGGTTCAAAATAAAGCAACGGACACACTATCTTGTGTATTCAACAAGATCATTGATGGTCTCCTTCAATTAATTCTTGGAATGTTACAGGAGATGATTAACAATTTTGTTAATGCTCCAATGTGTGCCATTGAGAATGCAGTTGGTAAAATCCTTGGCGCTGCTCAAAGTCAAATCTCTAGTGCCCTTGACTCTGTTTTTGGTGCTGTGGATGCTGCTATTAGTGGACTGCTGGGATCTGTTGGTGGAGTAATTGGACAAGTCTCAAGTTTAGCTGGACAAATTGCAGATATCCTATCATTCTTTTCTTGTGACGAGAATCCAGATGTCCCAGAAATTAGACAGTGGAGTCCTTTTGCTGGAATTAAGATACAAGATCCACTGTCTGGTCCTCTAAGTGGCATTTTAGCAAAGGCAGGTGAAGGTCTTGGATTGGGTGGAGCAGTACCACCTTGTAACACTGGTCCACAATCAATAACAAATCCAGGATTAATTGTTTCTGGTGGCAATCCAACAGTTGGGGCAATATTAAATCCAATTATTTCCCCAATCACTGGTGGAATTATTGGTGCAGATGTTGTAAATGGCGGTAGTGGATATGCGTCTGGACCAACAATTTTGGTTAGTGGCAATTCTGGTGGAAGTGGAGCATCTCTATCACCGATTGTTGAAAATGGATCAATCACTGGTGTTCTTGTGAATGATCCTGGGTCAGGATATAATGAAGGTACTGGTTCAACAACAGGACCATATGGCACACCATTTTCTGGACCAAATGATACTGTTGTATTTGTGCCAACTCCAGGACCAATTATTCCTAGTGGATATGTAACAGAAACTGATGGATATGTATTACCCGAAGGATCTAAGGTTCCAGATGGTACTCTAATCCCTGCAGGAACAGATCTTCCATTTGCAGTATTGGGACCATCTGGAGATCCAATAGTAGGTCCAGGTATCGTAGAAGAGGACATTGTTATCTCTGGATGTAAGATCACAATTCCAGAGGGTACACCTTTGCCTTCTCCAACACCAATTGATATTCAAGTTCCAAGTATATTAGATCTTCCTGGCGATCTTATGTTTAATTTACCAAATACTGGTTATAGCAACTCTCAAAGTTTGACATCAAATGATTCTATTCTCAGTGGCGGATGGACTTCTTATCCCCCTGGATTTACTGTTCAAGTAAGCGAATGTGATTGCGTATATGCCCCTGTTGGTGCAGTTATCGAAGTTGTTGATGATTTGGGAAATGTGATCCAAGAGATTATTGGTCAGGGACAAACTGTTTGTATTGAGGTTGAAGGGGCAGGTGGATTTACAACTCCAGAACCTGGTGACACTTTAGATACTGCAGGAGATGACCCATCGGATGGAAGTGGTAAATATCCAGTTGTCCTAGAGATTAAAGATGTCCTTATCTCAAGTAATGGATATAACTATAGTGAAGGTGATGAAATTGTTGTAATCCCAGACAATGGTGCTGTGCTTAAACCAGTGTTTGGTAACTTTGGAGTTCTCAAAGATGTTGAAGTTATTAATGGTGGAATCGGATTTAGCGATTTACCAACCGCATATATAAAATCTTTGACTGGAATCAATGCAGTCATTCAACCAGTCTTTAATGTAATAAGCATTGGACTAGATGCTGAGGATGCAAATCAGGCAATTGATATTCCCGATAACGCAACAGTTATTTCTGTTGTTGATTGTGTAGGTAAAATCGACCAGGAGATCTAAATGGGAAAAGGAGAAAAGCAAAATTATTATACTATTGAATATGGAGGCTCTGATGGTGCCATAAGATTTGGTTCATTAGAGTCATCATTAAATGGGGTTAAAGGTGAGGTTACATCTGATGTAAAATTACAAGCATCATATGAGGGACATTACATCACTCTTGATAAAGATGGTGTAAGAGAAGGATGGACTCTAGCACGTTGTCCAGGAACCTTTTCCATTACCTCTGGAGAGTATATTGAGGGTCCAGGCAAAGGTAATGCATTTATTGTAGATGCAAAGTCTGGAGACATTGTTTTAAATGCTGGAAATGGAGACATTCGTATCATTGGTAGAAACATTGAACTGATTGCAAACGGTCCCGATAACAAAAATGGAAATGTAACCGTTACTGCTAATGAAACCATTCAACTTAATGGAAAAAATGTAAATATAGATGCCGAGGCGGCATGGAAATTTATCTCTTCGGGTATTGGCAATATCACTTGTAAAACTGGACTACAGATGTACTCAACCTTTTCTAAGTGTGTGACTGGAAGTTCCTCATTAAACCCATCTAAATATGGTGGTAAGAGTACACTAGCAGTTGTTAAAGAAACCCCTGGATTTACCTAAGGAGATGTATGGAATTTGATGATATTGCGGTAGGTAAAAGACTGTTTGTTGGTATTGGAAATCCAATTATTTTGGGTGTCGGACCCCTTGAAGTAAGAGGATCTTCTTATATTGAGGGACCTCAGATTGTTGGAAATCCAGGACCGTTTAGTGCTCCATCTCCAACAGAGTTGGGAACACTAATGGTTGCAGAGACAATCAATGATGATATGAAACCCATCCCATTTTATTCTTTGGTTGTATCAACCTTTGCAAGGATAAAGGGTTATCTTAAGATTGATCAACTTTTGTCTGTTCCTCTAATCAAGAATAAGATCATCTATACAGAGATCTGTATGGCAAAGGTTAAAAACTTTGTCATTGATCACCCAACAAAAGAGAACAAGAAACTAGTACACGCTTGCATAGAGGGTCCAGAGGTTGGTGTTTATTACAGAGGTAGACTCACTGGAAGAAATGTAATTGATCTTCCAGAGTATTGGACAGGACTTGTTCATGAGAATAGTATCACAGTATCTTTGACGCCAATTGGTGCTCATCAAGATATTATTGTAAAGAGGATTGGACAAAATCAAATCCATTTACAGTCAAAGGGAAATATGCCAATTGATTGTTATTATCATGTATTTGGAGAAAGAAAAGATGTTGACAAACTACAAATAGAAATTGAGGAGTAATTATGCCAGACTTATTTGACTTTAAAAATTATGGTACTTTTACAGGACCATCTGATGGCAACTTCACGTTTGATGATAGCGAACCAAGTTGGCACGCAGTTGAACCATCCGACCTGTCATTTAACATCACCGACATTGGAGTTCTGTTCTATCAGAACCAAGGACGTTATGCATACTTTCACGCCAATGGAAATGATGTCAACAATATTATCCTAGAGACAAATGCTGGTCCTCTTACAACACTTACTTGTGATGTAACTCAAACAAATTTTACAGGTGATATCTTAATTGATGGCAACATTAATGCTGCAGGAAACGTATTTGTTGGTGGAAGAATTGTTGCTGCAGTCTCGATCAACCTTGCGGGGGTTGGAGATGTTGCGGGGGCGATCCAGGCAAACAAAGCTCTTGCAGGATCTAAAAAGTCTTTTGATATCCCACACCCAACTAAAGAGAATCACAGACTAAGATATGTTTGTCTTGAGGGTCCAGAGGCAGAGGTTTACTACAGAGGAAAACTAAAAGATAGCACTGTAATTGAGTTGCCAGATTACTGGAGAAAACTTGTGGATGCTGAGACCATTGGCGTATCATTGACACCACTTGGCTGCTATCAAGAGTTGTTTGTTGAAAAAATTGAGTGGGGTTCTAGAATCATTGTAAAGAATAACTCAAGTGGTCCTATCAATTGCTCATACATTGTTTATGGTGAAAGAAAGGATGTGAGTAAGAACATTGCTGAGTATAAAGGCTTGACAGAGAATGATTACCCAGGCGATAATGACCAATATATCGTCAATGCCGATTAATGAATAAGGTTCATGAAATTTTTCCTCTGGTAATCTATCAAAATACTATAGACTGTCATCAAAAATTTAAGGACGAGTACATCAATCAAGTCCGAGATTATTGGTTTAATGGATATCATAATGAGAGTCCCGAGTGCTCAGGAAAAATATTTTTACACAGGGAAGAAGAGTATCGATTCTTTTTTGATGACCTCAAAAAATCTATAGACTTATATCATAAAAATCTTGGAGTTGACCACACAAAGTTAGATTATCATATTACCAAGTCTTGGGTTGGTTATCATAAGGATGATGAGACTCCATCTATACCTGCTCACTTTCACAATGAGGCAAATTTAAGTTTTGTCTATTATCTTAAAACTGACAAGACATCTGATAAATTTTGTCTGCAACAAGCAGTAAATAGAAATGAATCTGTTGGTGGGATGTTTGAAGTCGCACACGAGAACAATATTCTTTTAAACTACAATAAATACAACTGTAATTTTTATACGATTACCCCGCACGAGGGGTCGGTGATTATCTTTCCAAGTAATGTTTTACACTTTACTCAAAAGAAAGAAAAGCGAATGGATGAAAGGATTGTAATTGCTGGTGATATACGAGTCACACTAAAACCAGAGTATTGCAATCATCATCAAGGGTCTACTCATCCAAGTCAATGGACTCAATTGTAAACATATAGAGCAAAAAAGATGCCCCATTTACCATATGATGTTTATGCTCTTCACGAGCTCAATACAGAGGTAGGAGTTCTTACCACTAGAAATGAACAGATAGAAATCAGGATTGGTACGGCAGGAACGCCTATCGAACAATTCTACTTATCTGCTAGGGACATTGATGAGATTATTCTTACGGAAATTGATAAAATCAATACAATCAAAAAAGAGATTATTAAAATCTCTGCAGATGCCTTTAATGCTGTCGCTGGTATTACTAGTGTGGGCATCTTAGACCCAGAGAGACCAAATGCTCCACCATTTAACACTCCAGGTTATGCAGGTAGAATTCCTGATCCAGCTAAAAATGTAGGAACTAATTGGTATCTTGCTGAGGTTAGCAGTAGTTCTTCTTCATATGATAACTACAACTTTATCCTTAATGGAACTAGTGAGACTCAGAATGTTTATAGGGGTGCTGTTGGTATAGGATCAACATATACACAATGTAATGGACAAACTCCAAATCCATATCCACCAGTATCCCCCTGTTCTGGTACTGAAACGGTAGTAGAGAACTACGTAGATGTTTTAACTACAATAAGAAGAGCACCAGTGTATCCAGACAAGCTGAGAGCTTGGCAGTTTCCAGAGTTAGAAGACGGATATGGATCATCAGGAAATGCTGGAACTGCTAACTTAAACCCCGTATATCCAGGGGAATATCAAACTATCACTGACCAGTTAGACAATGCTGGAATTGGTAGAACAACAAATCTATTCTTTAATGGAGAATATAATGGTGTGTTCTCTGCTGTTCCTATGGGATATTTTTATGATATTGTTGGAGTAAATCAAATTCCATTTTATCATAGAACGGATAACTCTAATACTATCGTTGAACAATTTTCAAACAAAATTTCAACACTGGAGGCACAGATTGCTGATATCAGAACATATATCACAGAGGTTGCTAATGGTGCTACTGCGGTGAAGGAACAAAAACACAAAAAGCAGATAACCAAATGGAGTTTAGAGTGGTCATATGATGAAAATGAAAGAAAAATCGCTCAGAATGAAGATGCAATTGAAGTGATTGAAGCGAAGGAAGAATAAATAACTAAAATAGTTGCAAATCAATGCCAATACCTAGTATTACAATACTTCCTAGTTTTGGTGAGGTATTATCTATAGATGAAAAACAAAGTGACCAAACACTTTTGGTCACTACAGATAATGTTGAGAATACTCAGGTAGTATCTGTCGCATTGACATCATCTCCTTCTCTGGCATATACTGGAGCAATGGCAAATAATAGTTCAACTATTACTTTTCCTACTGCGGATTTGCAAACACTTACAAACGGAAAATCTTACACCATAACTGCATCTGTAGCAAACATATATGGTGACAGTCGTGATACCTCATATAACTTTACTGTTGCTACTCCTGGTGGTGCGGTTGGTGGTGCTGGTTCCGTCTTTATTCGAGATGAAAATATTCCAGTTGGATTTGTTACTACTCTTAATTTTGTTGGTCTTGGTGTCTCAGCAGACGCAACTGACGATATTGCTCGCGTCAGCATCGCTGGTACAGTGGATGCAGGCGAATATTAAACTGGCACATACCCCCTTGCTTTGGGGATTCTAAGGTGCTATTATACAAGAGTCAAATAAACAACCCCATGCCTAGTCACGACCGCGAAGACTACAAGGTAGACCATCCAGATGACGAGTATATTACTCGTTGTGTTGTGGATGTACCCCGTAGGACAATCAATCTCTTCTCTAATGAAGGCGATGAGAAGTCTGTAACTTGCGACACAATTGAAGAGTTTATGCGTATCCTTGATGCTTGTCGTCAGGTTATGCCTAACGAATTGGTTTATGTTGACCCAACGATTACAGAAAAATGAAACTGTTTATTGCTGCTCTATTGACTTTATCTGCTGCTCCCGCATACGCAGAGAGGGCATATCAACCTGGTTACTCTTATCAGGAGAAATGCTATAAGAGAGTCTATCGAGAAGAGTACATCCCTGGGACGATGAACAATCCTGGTAGAGTTGTACGACACTTTGATAAGGTACAGACCAAGTGTAAGCAAAAACGTCACGAGCCTATCTATGATGCCCCTGTAACACCCCCCGAACCTAAAGCGGAGGTGGATGATAACTCTTGCGTAGAGGGGAGCGTTATAGGCGGTATTGCAGGCGGAGCACTTGGCGGTGTTTTGGCAACCAAGGATAACTGGATTTGGTCTATTCCAGCAGGTGTAATTGGTGGAGCAATGGCAGGATGTCAGGTTGATGGAGGTTGACAATCTGACCTTTATTGGTTAAGATGATTACATTGCTCCAGTGGCGGAACGGTATACGCAACAGTTTTAGGCACTGTCGTCGCAAGACTTGGAAGTTCAAATCTTCTCTGGAGCACCTTGCGAGTGTGATGAAATTGGTAAACATACAGAACTTAAAATTCTGCGGCAGCAGCCTTGCGGGTTCAAGTCCCGCCACTCGTATTCCACTAAATAAACCGTAGTGGGAACAACTATGAAGTATCAAATTGATACCACATATGGGTGGTATGATGCTCCAGAAGGATTAAAGTTAGTCCTGCTATACCTTATACAAGGTACACCTTTTACATTTGATGAACTCCCTGCTATTGCTAGAGAGCATCCAGAGATTAGGCAGATAGCAGACGAACACCCATTTTGGACACCAGAAGAACTTTATAGAGCATCTGGATACCTTATCAATGAGGAATGCCATCCTCTAGTGTTTGAGTTAGAATTGGCAAATCCAGAATTACTTCCAGTAGATTAGAGCTGTGTTATAAATAATAATAAGCACTTGATATATGCAATGGGCACATCTAATAGTCATAAAGAGGCAATGGAGGAGTGGGGAAAAAATGAAAGACAAAAAAATATTAAAAAGTATTTAACTTCCCCAAAGCATTGTAAAGAGTGTGGTAGTCCGATTCCTTACGAAAAAAGAAATACAAATGTTTTTTGTAGTTCAAGTTGCTCTGCATCTTATAGCAATAAAAGAAGAGCAGCAGCAAAACCGAATTGTATAGTCTGCGGAGTAGAATGCAAATCAAAAAAATCTATATATTGCAGTACAAAGTGTCAGCACACACATAAAAATGAAGTTAATTTATCTTTATGGAAAGAGACTGGAATATATCCAGGAAAATCCGTAGTTAAAAGATATCTATCAGAAAAGAAGAGTGGATGTTGGAACTGCGGTATAGTTGATTGGATGAATAAACCAATAGTCCTGGAACTAGAACACATTGATGGTAATGCATATAATAATCAAGAAGACAATCTTTCTCTCCTATGTCCAAACTGCCATTCTCAAACCCCCACATATAAAGCAAAAAATAAGGGGAATGGTAGGGTAGCAAGAAGAGAGAGGGCAAAACAAGATTATTACAGGACTATTGACAAATAATTTGTTTATGTTATAATAAATAAATCTACCGCCCCCATAGTTGTAGTAGTTAAAACAGCCGCCTTGTAAGCGGCAGTCGCGGGTGCAAATCCTCGCTGGGGGCTTTTATACAAAGAGGTTATATGAAAATAAACCTTTGGTATTCAAAGAGTATGGGACAGTGGCGATGGACACTTGTAGAAGAGTGGAAAAACGGCATCACTAAGTCCGAACAACATTCTGGACAGCAACCTTTTTTAAGAGATGCTATGGAGGACGTTGCCAATACCGTAGAGTATATGTTAGAGAATCGAGATTCTTAGCATCTATCCGTTGAGTATAAATAATCCAACGGAATTTAGTGCTCAATAATCATGGGTCTCAGCAGACTGGATAACTTTATCAAAAACAATCGTGGTGTCATCCTGTACGTCAGTCCAAATGACAGGGATGCTACGGATAGTATTGAGAATCAGGGCAACTCTCTAACGAGACCCTTTAAGACAATTCAAAGGGCGTTATTAGAGGCGTCAAGGTTCTCTTATCAAGCAGGAAAGGATAATGATAGGTTTGGAAAAACCACCATTATGCTTTATCCTGGAGAGCATTACGTTGATAACCGTCCAGGTCTAATTCCTACAGGAACTAATCAGTTCTACAATAGAGCAGGTCAAGTTATAACCGAGTCCCTACAACTTGACACTACGAGCAACTTTGACCTAAATTCAAAAGATAACGTTCTTTATAAGTTTAACAGCGTCTTCGGTGGCGTCATTGTTCCAAGAGGAACTTCCATCGTTGGATATGACTTAAGAAAGACTTCTATCAGACCATTATACGTTCCTAGTTCCACCAATTCCAACATTGAAAGCACAGCACTTTTTAGATTGACTGGTGCCACTTACATTTGGCAGTTTACTATCTTTGATGGTAATCCAAACGGTCTTGTTTATGCAGACTATGCATCAAACCA